CTGCTTTTCCTAAAATACTCGTTACTGCTACTATATTGGGGTTTGACATTATGTTTCTCCTAGAATCCCATGACCATCGCAAGCGCGATGCTTAAACCTGCTGATATACCGCTTGCGGCAGGAGTGGTTGAAGCCCACGTAGAACCGTTAGAGGTGAGTAAATTGCCAGATGTCCCCGGTGCAACAACCTGTACGGCTGATCCGCCGTTGCCCAGAATCACGTTGTTAGCCGTTAGCGCCGTCTGTCCCGTACCGCCGTTGCCTACGGGCAGCGTACCTTGAACTTGACTGGTGAGATTAACGCCAGACAATGCACCGCCAAGTGTTAAATTACCAGAGCTAGTGACTGTGCCTGAAAGGCTAATACCGTTTACCGTACCCGTACCACTTACGCTAGTAACCGAACCAACTGCGCCCGAAGGGTTAGCATTAAGAACCGCTGCGCCTGCACCCGTGCCCTCAGTGACAACCATTGTTTTTTGAGTAGTAGGAATAGTAACCGAACCGCCAGACCCTTGTTTGATCGTAATAGACTGACCGCCAGTAGTGGCGTTCTCAATCATCCATACTTTAGAGATGGTGTTAGGACCGAGCGTTACCACGCGAGTGCCCGTAAGAGAACCCGCAGAGGTAATCTTTAAATAGAAACCACGAGTGGCATCTGCCGTAGCATCAGGCATGGTAAAGGTTTCATTAGCATCCGCAGACATCTGCTTCGTACCGTAGCTAAAACCGTCAGTGATAAGCTCAAGGTTAGTGTTGGTACTGGTTCCCCAGGTGCCGTCTTCATCACCTGTAGTGATTTCTTTGAGTCTTAAATTATTTACATAAGTAGCCATTTGGTTTCTCCAGTACTTATACTAGTGTACTGCCTGAGGCAGCAGGGATGCTTGTCGCATAAATTGTTGTATTCTGTTGTATTTCTAGGGCTTTTTTACAGCTAGGGCAAGTATCGGCCTTTAATTCGGCTTCGTCTACATCATACCCACAGCTACTGCATACCACTTTAATTTCGTGTTTAGGGTGAATTACATCGCCTATTGTCTTTGCTTCGTTAACTGTTTTCATGCTGCTATTATCTCCGTCCATTTAGGATCGCCGCCCGGAACTATTTCACTCCAGACTAACACAATGCCTACTTCTCCTACAGCTTGCACGCCGGTCACATTAACTCGCGTAGAGGCTGTTTGCGTTACAGTTCCAAGTGCCGTAGTGCCTTGAACGCCGGTTACATTAACATTTTGTTGCAGTAGTACCGTTACATTACCTAGAGCTGATGTACCCACTACCCCCGTTACAGAGGTACTTGCTTTGCCTGTTACCGCTACTACGCCTAGTGCCGTAGTACCAACAACGCCTGTCGGGGAAGTTCCTGTGCCTTGTTGGACGTTAGCGTTACCTAGGGCAGAAGTTCCTACAACTCCTGTTACTGAGGCATTTGCCTTGGCCTGTACTGTTACCACACCTAAAGTGCCAGTGGCCGCATTGCCCAGTACTGTGACGTTATCCGCATCACCTGTCGCATCTACGTTACCAAGAGCGGTAGTTCCTACAACGCCTGTGACGTTAACAATAGCGCCCGCAGCCACAGTGACAGAACCAACTTCACCCGTAGCTTCAAGACCTAGAGATTCTCCCCAGCCTCCTCTACCCCACGCAGCGCGGCCCCAACCGCCCAAACGGACAGTTGCATTAACACCTTCACCCCAAGAGCCTGAACTCCAAGTGCTACGACCCCAACCGCCAGCCACTTACTAGGCAATCCGAATGATCGCATTACTTGAATCAGCCGCAGGCATAACAATAGTAAAGTCGCCCGCTGTAGACGTCTTGTCGCTACCGAAATCCAGAACCGCAATCGCAGGGTTTGAGCTACCATTCTTTAAGTAAAGAAGCGCCCCACGAGCGGTAATAGTAGAAGTGCCCCAAGTAATATTATTAAAGTCTAGCCATGCAGTTGTACCTGTGGATGTAGGTACTTGCGTTATTGTCATCGCGTTACCTGTTGCTGTATATCCTGTGCCCGAAACTTCATTAGACGCACTATACGCAGTAGTAGTTGCACTTAATGTGGCAGAGCTAGTATACAGAGCACAGTAAAATGTCTGCGAAGTACCTGAACTAAAATCAAAGTCCCCACCAAGGATTTGAACTTTGAACGATGTAGCCATAGCTTGTGAAATAGCCATTTTCTTTCCTCTTTAAATTAACGCGGTTCTATTCTAAGTTGACCAGAACGGTACATATCTTCCCGCATCTTGCCATCGCCTAAGTTTTTCAATAACGCCATAGCGTCTATGTACATCTGTTGATACAACGCAACCATCTCTGCGTCACCTTTTATAAAGCGTATTGCTTGAACCAGCGCACCGTTAAGCAAAGCAGAACTAAAGTTATCCCCTAACCACGACGTACCCGCCGTAACAATAGTTTGTGGGTAATATCCGTAATGTAACTCAACTGCATAAGCGGCGTCTGGCGTTGGGCCTATAATAAACGCGGTGTCGTCAAATAACCCGTAATGCTTAGGCGCTCCTACAGATGCAGGCTTAGGGTACGCTTCACGCATAAAGTTAACATCTTTATTTAATAAGTAATTATAGTTACCAAGAGCATCAATTACCGCCAAAGAAAACGGATATAGGAAATCTATTGGAAATATCAAATACTCGTCATTAATTGTTAAAACACCTGTTTGATTACGTCGCAAGGCGGGTATTTGCACAGAGTTATATATGCCCTGTTCCGCCTGATCAGTGAACATGGCAAGCTGATCTGCTGTAAACGTCTGTTCACAGACATCCTGAATGTTTGCTTTTAGCTCGGTATAGTTCACCAGCTAACCCCTAAGCCATTGGTCCACGAGCAAGAAGCCCTTTAGTAGCTGCACCTGTGCCGCGTACTTTAATACCACTAGTCTTTAGATTAGCCGGTGGAGCGTCAAGACCGTTAAGATCAACTGTGTACACCGTAGGTGTAGCGGGGAACTCAATTATCTTAGGTGTCTTTACTTTTGATCTGGCTTTATTCTTCATTTCAGTCTCCTAGCTTATAGTTACCGTAACTTGGCCTACTGCGCCTGTAGCTACTAAAGTGTCCGGTGTTAACCCAAAAGGATTATCTAGTCCTACCGGATTCCAACCCCACTGTATGTTAATACTGCTAAAGTCCCCTGCCGGTACTATACTCTGATCGGGTCGCGGGTTTCGTATCGCTTGCGGGTCATCTACTGGGAACGTACCCAACATAAGTTGTGGTTGGCTTGGGTTCCAGCATTCGGGACAAGCCTTTATCTGGGTCTCTGTCCCTTTAACTACTAAATTCTTTAGCTCTTTTAGCCTGTACTCGAACCCGCACACATCGCACATGGCGAGTGCTATTTTATCTGAGGCGAACCTGTTGCTCATGGGTTAACCTTAATAATTACTCAGTCTTGGTACAAGTCGTATTGTTGCTTTTTCTCTGTCTTCACCTGCCGCTAGCTCAAATTGACGCTCATACTCGGCCTGTAACATAGGAATCCTTGGCGCAAGGTCGGGGTCTTTCGAGGCTATATAGTACGCTAACCCAGCAACTAAGCACGGCAGGAAACGAAAACTTACGTCTGGGGTTTCTACACCGGCACCCGCATTTTCTATACGGCGCATTCGCCAGTACCTGAGCACGTAATACGGAGCACCCGCAGTACCTTGATCAGGAACAGGCCATATGTTGATAACTGGAGCATCTCTTAAACGCTCTACGTTAATCTGTATAGGTCGGCCTTGAGTTAACTTGTTCGGGATACTGGCATAAGTAGGCATACTAATACGCGAGATGGTTAAGTCTGACTGCGTATTAGCGTTGCCCTGATTAGTCCTTATTACTTGCTCTAACAAGTCTATGGTAGCGGCGGGTAGGGCATACGTAGATGTACCTTGAACTAGGTTAATAAACCCCTCTTCAATCGTCCACATGTTAATGCCACGGTTCTGCCATTCTATAGTCAGCAAGTTCATGGAACGCCGGGCAGTACGCAGATCATACCCAGAGCGCATTTCACGACCGGCACGCTCCCATGATTCCTCGGCAATCTCCGTGAAATCCATGTTAAAATCTGCAACGCCCGTAGTTGCCATTACTTAAACAAACCTACCTTTAGTTCCACCTTGCGAACATATCCCATCACCTACGCTACCGCCCGCTTGATAGCTACCCATCTGGCGTTTTTCGTAATCTCGCTCACCGTCTATACGACGGCGTTCTGAAGCCGCGTTGCTACCCGTATTATTACGGATGCGGTACGACTCATCGTTTAAATTACGTATTTCTTTTTTGTCATGGGCCATTACTCCGCCCTTGTTGTACTTCTTAACTTTTTTATCGGCCTTCATGTAGTCTGCTCCTACGTTTTGCGGGATGCCCGCTTTCTTGGCGAACTTGGGGTTATTCGCTACTGCCGCCATTAACTTGTGTTGTGCTTTGCTTTTACTTGGCATTACCACTTCACCTTATCAGCCCAGTAAGCTGCGCTCATCTTGCCTTTAGCTATGTTCTTACCATGCCTAGACTTAAACGACTTACGCTTAGCCTTCATCTTGGCAGATTCACCCGCCTTGGGCTTACCAGCAGTGCTAGCGCCTTGTTCGCCAAAACGAATAATTTTCTCTTTACCACCCGCACACGCCTTAACTACGTGAGACTTCTTAGGGTGGCTAGAGGTTCGTTTCGGCTTATTACAAGCCATAGCCTTTTTGTTTAACTGCTTAGCCATAGGTTTTAGTGACCGTAAGAATAAACGTATACGTGTCACCCGGTGCTAGAGGGGTTGCCGCATTAGCCTGTGAAAGCGCCACGATGTCCCCGTTCTTACCAGTCCCCGCGTTATTGGGTATACCGAAGTCAGTGAAATCGTACTGCTCAGTCCAGTTCCTAGGGAAGTCAAAAATAAGCACGTTGGTAGTTGCATTCCACTGTAGCTCTACGGCAGCGCCTACACTGGCAAAAGTCACTTTTTGAAGAGTAACTTCTGTACAAGCTCGCTTAGTAATGGGGTCAACCGCTAATGCTGAAACGTCCACCAAAGTAACTTCCTGTGGCGGCGGAGGCGATCCGGCCCCAATAACCACAGTTGTCTTTATAATAGCCGTGCGACCACCATCTTGGATGGTCTGTGTTACCGCTGTATCAGCCATAAATTACTCCTTAAAGTAAGTAGTTTACTGGCTAAGCCGCTTTAGTTGCTTTTTTTGCAGGCGCTGCTGCACTTTTTTCAACTTTAGCTGCTTTAACAGGAGCTTCTGCTCCACCTACAGGTATACCAAATATTTTTGTAGACATAATAGTCTCCTAAGTCTTTGATTAAATTAAACTTTAGCTAAAAGGCGTTACAGTTGTACCGGAGCCTACACCTACCATTTCCACAAACCATCTGTCTTGAGCTACAGAGGTAAACGTAACAACAGTGTCAACTATTCCGCCTTTTGTGCTTCCGTTCAGCGTAACATTAACGTCTGTAAAATTAGCATTCGCAGTAAATCCAGTTACCGCGCCTGCCGCGCCCATAATTAAAGCTGTTCCAGTAAGCTTATCGTCACCTTGGCAACTAATAACAAGATCAT